AACTAAAAAACGATATTGAAAAATTAATAGATAGCAAAGATAGACAATTGCAAACTAAGCGAAAAATGCTTTTTGATATAGAAAGGGACAATTGCTTAACGATTGCCGCAGCACTTAGGAGTATACCTAAAAAAGCGGAAAAGAATGAAAATCCGTTATTAAAGGCGTTGAATGGATCATGATTAAAGATAGTAGAGCTTACAAATATGCTCTTTGGTGTATAGAAGAAGATAATCGGAAAGTACCAAAATACGTTAAAAAGCAAGCTAAATCTTGGATTGATATAGTAGACGGTAAGGATGAAGAGGCTTTTGCTGATGAAAAAGCCTTTGATAAGATAAATAAACTATTAAAATTAATGGTTCATCCGGATTTGCAATGTCCAATGGATGAAGGCTTGGAAGATTATGCTTGGTTGCTTATTATAGCTGTACTATGTACTAAGCTAAAAAATGATGAAAATAAAGATATAAGATACTATATAACTGCTGTATTGGAGATATGTCGTAAAAACTTTAAGACATTCAATTCGGCGGTTATTTTTATTTTATTAATGCTTACTGATCCACAATTTAGCCGATTCTTCTCTGTTGCACCGGACCTAAAACTATCAAAAGAGTTACAGATAGCAATAAAGAAGATTATTAAATCAAGTCCATTACTTGCAGAGGATGATGTTTTTAAACTTCTTAGAAGTGAAATAAGGTGTCTTTTAACTGATAGTGAATATATCCCGCTTGCTTATAGTGAGGATAGAATGGATGGTAAACTCGCTAATGCTTTCCTAGCAGATGAAGCAGGGGCTATGGATAGCTACCCAATAGAGGCTATGAGGTCATCACAGATAACCTTACGCAATAAGCTAGGTATCATAATCAGTACCCAGTACCCTAATGACAATAATGCCATGATTGATGAAATTGATATATCTAAGAAGGTGTTAGATGGATTAATTGATGATAAAAGAAGATTTTCTCTCTTATACGAACCGGATGATGATTTACTAACCAATGATCAGTGGATGACTAATGATTTAGTAATATATCAATCCAATCCGGTAGCTGTAGCGCATGAGTATATTTTTAACTCTATAAAAGATATGCGTACTATGGCCATACTATATGAAAACAAACGAGAAAACTTTCTTTGCAAACACTGCAATATTAAATATAAAGGCCTTGGCGTTGAGGGATATATTGATGTAACTAAAGTTAGAGAGTGCAAAATCAAAGAGGATTTATCGTTTTGGAGAGGTAAAAGGGTATATATTGGCCTTGACCTTTCGCAAACGGATGATAATACAGCTGTAGCAATGGCGACAGAACACGAAGGAAAAATTTATGCAAAAGTTTGGGGATTTATACCTAAAGATAAAAAACTATTAAAAAGTAAAAAAGAAAAAGTTGATTATGATAAATTAATTAGACAAGGTGTATGTTTTGAATGTGGAGATGAAGTTATTGATTATAGCTTTATAGAAGATTTTATATTAAAACTAGAAGAAAAGTATGGAGTTGAGATACAACAAATAGGATATGACAGATACAATGCTATTTCTACAGTACAAAAACTTGAAGCTTCTGGATATGAATGTGTTGAGATTAAACAACATTCAAGTGTGTTGCATATGCCTACTAAATTGTTAAAAGAGTGTATTTTAAATAAAACATTTAGATATGATGAAAATCTAATGCTAGAAATAAACTTTCAAAATGCTAGATGTGCTGAAGATACTAACTTAAATAAGTATGTAAATAAGAAAAAATCAGAGGGTAAGGTTGATATGGTAGTGGCATTAATTAATGCCATTTATTTATTGCAACAAGATTTATTATATGGAACTGATGATTTTGCTGTTCAAGTTGGATAGAAAGGTGGTGATAGGTTGAGATGGCCATGGCAGAAGGAAGAAAGAACTGAACAAGTAGCAGAACCTTCAGCAGATGATGTATTATTAAAAGCTTTATTAGGTAATACCACTATAACAAAAGAGCAAGCTTTAAACATACCAAGTGTACAAAGTTGTATCAATTTTGTAGCTAATACAGTATCAATGATACCTATTAAACTCTATAAGGATAATAATGGCAAAGCTGAAGAGGTGAAGGATGATGTAAGAGTAGATTTATTAAATGATGATACAAAAGATACTTTGGATGCGGTTCAGTTTTGGAGAGCAATTATAACAGATTACTTTCTAGGTAAAGGCGGATATGCTTATATAAATAGAAATTTAAACAATGTTATAAGCTTGCATTATGTTGATGAAAGTTATATATCAATCGTTAAAAATGCAGATCCAATTTTTAAAGATTATAAAATATTGGTTAACGGTAAAGGATATTGGCCTTTTGAATTTATTAAAATTCTACGAAATACAAAAGATGGAGCTCAGGGAACTAGTCTCATAGAAGAAAATAATTTAATATTAAGTGTAGCTTATAACTCATTGATATTTGAAGAAACTTTGGTTAAAAAAGGTGGAAATAAAAAAGGTTTTATAAAATCGCCTAGAAAGTTAACACAAGAAGTAATTGATAAACTTAAAGAAGCATGGAGGAGGCTTTACAGTAATAACAGCGATAATGTGGTTATCCTTAATGATGGGCTAGATTTTCAGGAAGCATCAAACACATCCGTTGAAATGCAATTAAATGAAAACAAGGAAACTAATTCAGCGGAAATTTGTAAATTGTTCAACGTCCCGGTTAATATCATAAAAGGCACAGCAACCAGACAAGAATATACAAACGGCTTCAAAATGGGCGTTATGCCAGTTTTAAGGACAATCGAATGTGCTTTAAATAGAGAACTCTTGCTCGAAGACGAAAAGAGTTCTTTTTATTGGGCTTTTGATACCAAAGAAATGCTGAAAGGAGAGCTTCTTGAAAGATATCAGGCTTACAAAACAGCTATAGAAGCAAACTTCATGCAACCTGATGAAGTCAGGTATATGGAAGATATGGAGCCTTTGGGCCTCGATTATATTAAACTTGGCCTTGATACTGTGCTGTACAATCCAAAAACCGGAGAAATTTATACTCCTAACACAAATAAAGTTCAAAACATGACCAAACTGAAGGGTGGTGATGGTGATGAAAGCGGAAATCAGAGCTGACGGTTTACACATATCAGGATACGTGAATGTGCCGGGAAGAGAAAGCAGACCGGTAATTACTCCAAGAGGCAAAGTTATTGAGGTAATTGAACAAAGAGCTTTCCAAAGAGCATTACAGAAGGTAGATAACATTGATTTAAAAGTAGACCATGAAAGAACAATAGCCTCAACAAAAGAAGGAACCTTAAAGGCTTACGAGGATGAAATAGGCCTTAGAGCTGAAGCAGTAGTCACAGATGAAGAAGTTATACAAGGGGCGAAGGCTGGAAAGTTAAAAGGCTGGAGCTTCAATATGCTTAAGGTTGTTGATGAAATAGAAGAAAGAACTGGGAAGCTACCTCTAAGGAGAGTAAAAGACTTCATCATGACAGAAATTACATTGGCTATGAACAAAATTCCAGTGTATTCAGCTACATCTATTGAAGTAAGAGCAGAAGAAGAGGAAGAAGTTGAAATTAGAACTACTGAATGTGAAGTAGTAGTCAATGATTTAAGAAAAACAGAAATTGACTACTCTGAATATGAAAATAAAATTAAAAAATTGAAAGGAGAATGATATTATGGATAAGTTAAAAAAGTTATTAGAAAAAAGAAATAAAAAGGTAGAAGAATTACAAAGTATAGTTGACAAAGCAAAAGAAGAAACAAGAGCAATGACCAAAGAAGAAAAAGATAAATTTGATACTTTGGAACAAGAAATTAAAGACTTAGACGCAACAATTGAGGCAGAAAAAAGAGCAAGAGATTACGAAATAAAAGATAACGATAAACAAGATGAAAAAGCAGAAGAAAGAGCAGAAGCGGAAGAAAGAGCCTTCGCTAATTACATTCGTGGAGTTGTAGAAGAAAGAGCAGATGTAAACCTTGCAGTAGGTAATAATGGAGCAGTTATTCCTACATCTATTGCAAATAAAATCATAAAAAAGGTGTATGATATTTGCCCGATCTATCAGCTTGCAACTAGGTACAATGTAGGCGGCACATTAACTATTCCTTATTATG